CCTAAGAAGAATACATAATGTGATTGTGTTCCAGCAGTTCCTTGTGCCTGTTGGTATTTGTAAATAAATTGTTGTGTTCCTACGTTTGTACCCGTACTGTAATTGGGCGGCTCACTGCCTAGTTGGAGGAAGGGAAGATCGAAAGGATAACAATTAATTGTTAAACCATAACTATGGAATGCTGTCTGTCTTGCATAAATTAAGTGACTTCCAAGATTTCGGGTATCAATTTCAACATCGTTAATTCTAGGTCTAATTTCTGATACAATACCAACTGCTGTATATGTTGGTGATGCTGTCTTTAACGTTCTAAAAGTTGTTTCAGGTGTATAAGCAAATGCTTCTGCTCTAGCGGAATGGGCTAATGGCCATGTTATGCTACTCATATATGACTAAATTAGTCATTTAGTCAAAAAAGGAAGTAATAGAATTAATTAGTTAAATCTATAATTTTGTGTTTAGGATATTCAATATTTGAAACAATATGAGGTTCTATCAGAATATGCCCATTAGGTTCTATTATAACTTCTACTGCTCCCAATGATGGCGCTGTTCCACCCAAGCCACCTCTAAATAAATGAGAATCAGGCATTTTAAACGCAGGAGTTGTAAATCCAAATTGATTTGAAAATCTAACCATAACAAAGTAGTGTACATGACTTCTAACTATAACTGATGGAGTATGTTCATTATCCCAATATCTACCTCTTAAAAATTCCATATCTGCCATTTCCCTTGCTAATGCTGTTGTTCTGTATGCGAACCATCTGTTAAAACCTATATGATGAGTTACAGAAAATACTTTGCCATGCACAGAAAATGTAAGGTAATAATCCGTCCTAGTGGGTTCGTTTCTATTTGGATCTACTATCTTTTTAGCATCCCTTTCTAAATATCCTGAATAATGTACTGCATTTAGTTTCTCTGCCAGTTGTTCTTCCTGATTATCTGCACCTAAATGAACATGATAATTACTGCCCCTAGTCATAAGAAAATATTTAGGTTTATACATTTTCAAAAGTTTGGCAGCATCATCTAACTGTTCTCTCATTACTGTTGTCCAACTTTCACTGCCTATCTGTTTAGCATTGGAACCATCACAGGGTTCTCCATTCAATACTAGGATGTGAGGATTAGGAATTGAGTCTCTAACATTGCACCATATATCATATAGTTTCTTTTGTAACTTGTTGGGATTCCATGAACCACCTTTTAATTCTGGATTTGGTGAACATACTGAATAAGCAGATCCTACGTGGAGGTCGCTGAGGAAGAGTATATTTCTACTCTGCTTTGATCTCAAATAAATTGTCCCTTCTTATTTCTTTGTCTTGTGTGAGTATGTTGATCTGCATGACAATTAAAACATAATTCAATTGTGTTATCTAATGGATTATCTGAATCATAATTAAAATGGTGTAATGCAGTCCTATCTATTTCACCTTTATGAATTGAACGTTTACATATAGAACAAATTCCAGTTCTAGGTTCTGATTCTCCTTTCACATAAACACGTTTATCTCCAAACTTAACCATTCTCTTATTAAAATAATTACCCCACTTCTTATGAAATTCTGGAATATGGATAAGTCTATCATAACATTTAGAACATAACCAATCATTGGTGTTTGGTTTATGTCTCCATCTACTCCATCCTTGTGGATTCATATAAGTTGTGTTTGATCCACATTCAACACATTTTCTATCTATTGGTATAGTACAAGTTCCCTTCGGTCTTCCTCTGCACAAACAAAGTAGTTTAAATACTCAAACAATAAAAACATTATTTAAATACGTCACGTCTAGGTCGGTGGGGATAAGGACAATCCTGTCTTGTATGTTACCATACGATTTTACCCTCTGCACGCTAGACGGTGTGAAGACTCTAAGTAAAAAAATAAAATAAGAATTAATTAAAAAATAGGGGTTTGTTGGCTATCTATGCGCAACCAGCAATACTATCAATAGAATCAACCATATTATGATTAGGATTACTCCTACCCAAAATAATACTTGATCTAATGGATATGGTACTACAGGTATGTAACTCACTACTACTAGGATTATGCCTATTATTAGGAGTTCTAGTCTGTATATCATTCTGGTTTCTTTGCCTCTGCTTTTACCTGTGTTTCTACTGCTCTGTTTGCAACTGCGCCACTTATTCCAGTTCTCAAGTTGTCTACTCCTACGATTGACAGTGTTAATGATCCAATTAAGATCCATTGTGCTGTTTCATCTACTGCGTTTAGTATTCCTGATGCGTTTGCTATTGCTAACGCTATGCCTGCGAATACACCAGTGATTACACCCAAAACAAATTTCTTTGCTTCAAATCCTTCACCGCTCTTTATCCAGCCTACGAATGCACTGAATGCGCCTGCTCCTGAGAATATGAATACTGCTAATATCAGTATGTTTGTGTCCATGTTCTTACTTATACCTACCTAAACAAAAAATAAGGAAGTAATAAAAACATTTGGTTAGAAATTCTAAGCCTTAGATGCCGTATCTGTTGCTACTTTCTTGTCATCCTCTAATTTCTCTAGTTTTATAGCAGGTGCATCATTAAGTGCATCTGCTTTTGCCTTATCTAAATTGAACATATATCTGGCAATTTCTTGTTGAACTACTTTACTATCAACTATTGCTGAAGAATTCTCTCTAGTTATTTGTTGAACTTGTTTTGATTTGTCATGACTCATTTTTGCAACCAAACCACTACCTGCTGCCACAACTGTTCCTATTATTCCCATTATTGAACCTGTGTCAATTCCACCTTGTGTTGGTGATGCTGCTATCACTGTTGGCGCTTGTTGTAAAGGTACACCATTAGTTGGAATTCCTATTTCTGGCCCATATGCTTGGACATATGCTTTTTGTGGTAAATATTGAAAGTTTGGATTTGGTGCTGTTGGTGTTGGAGTTGGTACTACTGTTGGAGGAACGGGCGTTGGCAATGCTGCTGCTGGTTGGTTTGCTGGTCCTGTTGGAACACTAGCAGGCGGTGGCACTGTTTGTCCATAAACTCTATGTGACAATTGCCATAATATTATTGAGATACTAACAATTAAAATTAAAACTAAAATAAACCATAATATTGTCATTATTGTTATGCTTGATCACTCTCTGTTTCTGCATCTTTATCCTGCTCTGATTTAGTTTCTGCTGTTGTTCTACCTTCTCTATCTTTAGTATCTTCATGAGTTGTATCCGCTCTAGATGCGAACACTCCCTTATATGCTTCCTTTTCATGTGCTGTCGTTCTTTCTTCACCTGTTATGTATGGAGGAATTGATTTGGCTTCTGGTCCATATTGCATTGTTTGAAAGAAGTCTATTGAACGCTGCATTCTAGTTAGTTCATCCTTTTCCTGTTCAATATGTTGTATTAAATCTGTTTTTAATTGAACAACTTTGGAATCAATTTCACCCATTTTAGAATATGTTTTAACACTTGCTAGTTCAATTTCTCCTTTTAAAATTACAATAAGTCTATCAATGTGATCCTTCATATCCTGTTTAACATCTAACGCCAATGCTGCACTTTGTCCCGCTAGTTCTCTGGCTAGTACTTGCTCTTCTTTAATTTTGCCTCTGGCTACTGCTTCGACGTTTGCCTGTAAAGATTCTTTGGTTTCTATTACTTTATCCTTTCTTGCTGCTCTATAATAAAATTGTGTACCTACAACTCCACCTGCTGCAACTACTACACCAACAATTAAGAAAATAATATTATAATCCATTTTTATTTATCCAACTCTTGCAGTAGTATAATATACACTCATTGTTCTATTTGCGCCAGTTGTATTTTCCATATAAACCCAATACGCTAATCCTGTTGTACTTGCTGGAATATCTGTTGTTATATCTGTACTTACTCCATTGAAAATAAATCTAAATTTAGTATCTCCATGTCCATATATTTCAACTGGATAATGTGTTGCTGTTAATGCTGCCACTGTAGTATCATCGGAAACACCAGCACCTGATGCATCATTGTGATATCTGCGCCAGTTAGCATTAACTGCACTATCAAACCATAAACCTATTCCTGCTTTAGCATTTAATGGATCTGCCTGTGAAGTTGGTGCACTAGCATCTGCTACTAGTCCAACAAATACCCTGACATTAGTATTATGATTTAAATGCAGTTCTGCTTTAAAGTAAACATTTTGTAATCTATACATATGTTGTAAATCATATCTATGTCCTGCCAGTGAGTTGATAGTTGCACCAGTACTGTATGTTCTATAAAATCCACCACCTGAATCATTACCCTGTGCGTTTGAACCTGTGCCAACATTTATTGCGACAATTCTACCACTAAAGAAACCACTCGCTCCAATATCGGATGAACCATACCATGAACCATGTTTAGAAAAGTCTGGTCTTGTAAGTACATTTAATGCTCCATTATGTTTTCTATTCTGATCAATAATTAAAGTTGAACTACTTTGATTGATGAATGTTCCTGTATCTCCTGTTAATCTGCCGCCAACAATTAAAGTTCTAATTGCTGTACTTTTAATATTCATTTCTACATTTGCAGTTGTTGGATCCCATACCATACAACTTATGAAAACGTTTTCTGTACCATCAACATCTTTGAAACCATAAGTACCTGTTGATAAACTATTTTGTTGAACAGTAACATTGGTAAATGTATTTCTATGAATGTTGCCTCCCTGTTGATCAAATAATATTCCAATATTACAACTGAATAATTCAATGTCTTTGAAATGGCTTGATTCAACAAAACAACTCGTCGTAGTTTCTATTTCTATTCCAATATTAGCATGATAAATAACAATATCCTGAAATACACAACATGAGATATCATCAGTTCCTGCCATTTCAAACTTTATTCCTGTCCATAATTTGGCAGGTGTTCCCGCTTCTTCTATTGATAAACCTCTTATTCCTGTACCATCACCATAAGGCTGATCAAATTTGAATACAACTCCACTAAAACCATTTGGAACCAGTATCTGTACTCCTGTTAGCATACCATCTGTCATAATTTTAGTTTCTATTGGTACTAAGAAACCTGTGAATGCTCCTGATAAAATCCAACTTGTGTCTTGATCAGCAAAATAAACTGTACCCTTTGCGTTTAATGCTGCCTGAATTACAGTCTCAGCAACACTACCAGAACTAATTACAGTTCCATCATATTTCATAGCAGTATAAGTTGAACCTGATTTGAATAACATAGATGAATATTCTTTTTCTCCACCTGCTGCGCCAGTTACAGTACATGTTGCATCAAGTGTTTTATTGCTTAATGTCTCGGTTGCTGCATTAAATGTATAAGTATCATCTGCTGTTAATAATGGATAAGTTACATTTCTATTTGCTGCAATCGCACTTCCTACATTAACATAGGAAAAAGTATCTGCTGGATTTCTTAATTCAAGTTTTCCACTTCTAAAATATTGTCTAGTATTAATTTTTACAGGTCCAGTCTTGTCTACGTTGTTCAGATAATCTGCGACATCATCCCAGTCGTTTGCGTTTACTTTTAAGTAATTCCGCCGACTGTGTTGGCATCGCCAGGATCTGCATTAATTACCTTCTTTGGTGGAATCGTGCCCATTTAAAATAAATTATGTTTTTATTAACTAAGGAAGTATTAACTAGTATGGTGTTATTTCTCTAACTGAAAAATATTTAAAATCTACTTTACTTGCGCTATTTACACGAATCCAGCACCATTTTGCAGGACCTGGCCATATTTGATGCGCATTTATATCACCAGATAGATTATCACCTTTACCCACACAGTAAGTTAGAAATGAATCCCAATAAGTTAACGTTTCTGGTGGTAATGCTGCATTACTGCCATCAAACTCAAAAGATGTTGCAAGTGTCCACGTAGTTTTGTCACCATTGAGATTATTATAACCTTCAACGCTTACATGACCATTTGCCAGTGTTCTAGTAACCTGTTTGTATCCTATCCATTCATTATTGTTAATCGTGTATGGGTTTACTGTTGCATGACTTAATCCATATAATTCGTGTATTATTTCAATTCCAATGTCTACAAATCCTAATGGGTTTGAATTACCCCACCTTACAAAATAGTTTCCAAAACCACAACTCATTACATCTTCAACACCTTGTGGATTAGGATTAACAAATATATTAGTTGCAGAATAAGGTTCAAATCCTACTCCAAAATGATTGCTTCTACTTCTAAATTGAATACTACTTGTAGTTGTGTCTTTTATTTTAATAAATGCTGTCATTTCTGTATTAGTCCAGGGACCATTAACAAAAAGTCTGTATTCTCCCAACTGTTTTATTCTACATTCACCACATCTAACTGATAATTTACCTGAATAGGTCTGCCCTACTATGGTGCCGAAATTGCCATCTGTTGAATCATATGTTTGATTAGTTACATATCTAGGACCACCAACACCAGATTGCCAGTTGGAGAACCATTCAAGCCCACCACCTAACGTTGGATAAAGTTCAGTTATGCCAAACTGATCTAGAGTCAAGCGGCATTAATCACTTCTACCTGTTTATGTTTAACTACTGTATGAGTAGCACTATTAGAAACTGACATAGTAACAGTTACTCGCAAAACTTGATCAATAGTTGTGTCTTTTGTAGTGTCTGCACCTTCTGAATCAAAATTCCCTGAAAATGCAGGTGGAGAGGTATTGGTATCACTTGATATATCTCCCAATCCTGTTGTTGCTGCGCCAGTATCATTAACTCTTATCATACCTGAACATCCTTGCGCACCTGTGGCATTTTTATTAAACACTTCTCCTTGTATTCTAAAAGGTATTTTGGTTGCTGACTGTGCTATTGTTGGACTAACATCAGCCCACATTGTAGTTCCACCAAACTTTACTGCAAACGTATAAGTTGTTCCAGTTGCTTGGTTTTGTAAAAGATAGCCAGTAATTAGGAATCTAGCAGAACCGTTAGGGCACATATCATTTCCTACAACTGTATAATTTAGTAAATCGGTTTCTGCCGCTGTCGTATTAATATCAACCGTAGTACCTGACTGAACACCAATGCCTGTTCCTGAAGATGCTCCAACTGCATCCGTTACATCACAAGTTGAATCAAGAACTTTATTGCTTAAAGTTGCCGTAGCGTATTGTGCTATTAAATAATCGCTATCAGTTATGTTTGGGAGAAATAAATCAATTTCATTTATTATATTCTGTCCATGAATCCAGTATTTACTACCATCACCATTTGGTGTAAGAATATGTAATCTACCACTTCTAAATACCTGGTTGTAAGCAGGCGCATATGTATTTGCTTGGTCTGTTTTAACTATTGTAGCACCTGCTGCGCCAGTAGCGGCAGTAACATTACAAGTTGCATCAAGTGTTTTATTAGAAAATGTTTGTGTTAATCCTGTTACAGCAAATGTATCTGTTCCAGTCAATAAAGGTAAATTTAAAGTTCTATCTGCTGCCAGTGCTGCCGCAACTATATTATAAGAAAATGTATTGCCTGGATTTCTAATGTTAAGTTTACCACTTCTATAATTCCAATCACAATTAATATCTACATCATCAACATCTACACCTGAAAATAAATCTGAAACCTTATCAAGTGAGTCCCCTCCGTGGTGGTCAGCATCTCCACTATCGGCATTAATAACCTTCTTCCATACCATTAATAATATTCTAAATTTTATTAACTTAGGAACTATTGTTATGATAAAATCTACATCTTATGAAAGTTTTAGATGACCAGTTAGATTTGGCCCAATTCTTTGAATCATAAATTCGCTGGTATCCACCATATTGAATTTCTTCTATTCCTTCAATTGCACCTGGTTTATACTGACACATTTCTTTCATAATTTCTCGCTCGACATTTCCAAGTTGCAAATCTACATTGTCCCGCTCTAATCTTCTACTTGAAATATAAATTTCATATTCAATCCACACATTCCACATTCCTTTGTAGTTGGTTAGTCTTGTCATTGTTGTTCTTGTTGGTAATATTACAGCGGAATATGGTCTAAAGAAATCACGCAAACCTGATTTAATACTAAAGAAACTCATAGGTTAGGATCAACTCCTGACGCACCATACTTGATAATTATGTAGTCTTTTAACCTCTTGAGCATTGTTGGAATTTGGAAGAATGTTTTTAGTTTGTCTAATGCATCTGTTATATCTACAGTTTCTATTAATGGTCGAGTTCCACTAAATCTCCTTTGAATACTATCACTGATTGTAACATTTTCAACCAATGTTTTTACTACTGTTCTAAGTTTGGTTAATGATTCACTAATTACTGTATTCTCAGTTAATGTTCTAACTAGTCCTCTAATTGTTGTTATACTTTCACTTATTATTGTTGTCTCTAAAATGGGCCTGTTTGCTCCTAGTATCCTGTTTATTGATTCCGTTATTGCTGTTGTTTCTGATAATGCTCTAGTACCTGTGAATGCTCTGGTTAATGATTCTGATAAATTAACAGTTTCACTTAATGTTCTTACAAAGTTACCAGCGCTTTGTTTGATATAACTTAATACATCTGATATTGCTGTAGTGTCTGATAGTGCCCTAATTGCAGCAAGCATTCTATTGAGAGTTTCACCTATTGAAGTATTTTCTGTTAATGCTCTAGTTGCTGCTAATAATCTGGTTAATGTTCCACCTGTTACAGTTATTGTTTCCGTTGCGAGTGTCCTACTAAATGCAACAATTCTATTAATTGAATCACTTATTGTTGTAGTTTCTGTACTTAATGCTCTAGTTGCAGCAACTAAACGATTAAGAGTTTCACCAATAGTTGTTGTTTCTGTTGCTAATGCTCTAATTATTCCTCTAAGTCTTGCTAATGAGTCACTAACTACTGTCGTTTCTGTTGCTAGTGCCCTATTTGCTGCTAATAGTCTGGCTAGAGTTTCGCCTATTGTAATTGTTTCAGTGGCTAACGCTCTAACTATTGTTTTTATTTGTGCTAAACTATCCGATATTGTTGTAGTATCTGATAGTGCTCTGGTTGCTGCTAAAAGCCTAGTTAATGTTTCACTACTACTAGTAGTGTCAGATAATGCCCTTGTTGCGGCCAAAAGTCTATTAAGTGAAACTTCTGTTATTGTTACTGTTTCAGTTGCTAATCCTCTAACAAGTCCTTTAACTCTTACAAGAGTTTCTCCAATAGTTGTGGTTTCAGTAGATAAAGAACGATTGGCTGCTAATAATCTGGTTAATGATTCTGTTGAATTTGTGGTTTCTGGTAATGCTCTAACTGCTGCAAGTGTTCGAGCAATTGATTCACTAGATGTTACTGTTTCTGTTGCAAGTGCTCTAGGAAGTCCTTTCACTCTTACTATACTTTCAGAACTTGTTACTGTCTCAGTTGTAAGTGCTCTATTTGCCACTGTCATTCTATTCAATGTTTCAGTACTGGAAACTGTCTCAGTTGCTGGCGCTCTAATTGCTGCAATTAAACGATCAATGGATTCTGATAAACTTACAGTTTCAGTTGTTAAAGTAACTGTATAATTATTAGAAGTTGTTAAGTGTGTATGAATTCCTATATTGGTTGGTGTTACAGTATGGGATCCTGACACTGATGGTACTACTAATCTAAAGTTTATTTCATCACCTGCTGCTACTGTAACGCTATGAGTGTTATCGGCAAATAATCCAGTTAGACTTCCAGTAATAGAAACTGTTACTGCTGTGCTTGCTGCACCTTGTCTTAAATCACAAGTTGAAGCAAGAGAAACATCATTCTGCGATATCATTACTTCCATCTGATCTAAAACAAATGGTTCTCTTGCTTTCATCTGATTTGTTGATTCTGTGCTAGCAGCGTCACAACTACCTCCTAATGGATAATATGTCGTCAGTGCATCAGTAATTGCTACACCTACAGGTTTTCCAGTAAACGAAAGTCCATCACCATTAGTAGATACAAATTCAACTTTCATCGTCTGAATAGTTATTGTATCTGCTCCTGTTCCTGTTGTAACACTCCAATTCCAATCCTCGGCTGCACTCACTGTATCAGTGCTAGATGTATCCTCATACCAACCAGCAGCACCCCCACCAGTTACAGAAACAGAACCGTTTCCATTTGCTCCATTTTTTCTTATTCTAACTGTTGTTGCTGTTGCTCTATTTGCTGAAACATAAACACCAAAATTTTTAAATGTGCCTGCTTTGCGCATTCTGCATTTTTGGAAAGTTTCAGTAGTTGTTGAATTGCCAGAATATCCTTGAATTGGGAAAAACCATGTTGTTGATGCAGTAGTTGTAGTAAAAGGACCAGTATTTCCTAATACACTAACCGTGTTTGTAGTGGCACTAAATATTGTGGACATGACACGAAAGTTTATACTGCCTCCTGCACCTGTGACAGTTTGCATACAGAGTTTATCTCCTGCTGCCACTGTATCAGTTCCGCTAGTATCCTCAAATTCACCTGTAGCAGCAATACCAATACTTTGAGATTGTCCACCATTACCTGCATTTTTTCTGGTTCTAATTGTGGATGCTCCAGTAGTTGCATTTGTTAATACTCTAGCATAAAGTTCTGAAAGAGTTCCAGCAGTTTGGAATTTTATATCTTTATTGGCTTCTGTTGTTGATTTGTCAAATAATACTCCTGATAAAGCATGGTATTCTGTTGTTGATGCTGTTGTCGCTGTTCCACTAGTAGTATAGGAACAAATAAGTAGTGTCTTTGCCATTAAGCGATCAGCACCTTCCCAGCACCAAAACGAGTGTTAAGGAAGGTCTGAATACTATTTTTTTGAGCAGTCGTTAAAGTTATACCAGTATAAGAGATGGTTAAAACTCTATTTGGTGCAGTTCCAGACCATGACCATGAAAATGTTATTCCGTTTTTAAGTTGTCTAGTTCCATTTACTATATCATAAAGACTGGTGGTTGGTGAATTATCTAATATATGTTGGTATGCTTGATTCTTTCTAGGGTTTTCTTCAAAAACTGCATTCCATCTATCTTGATCAGTCGCTAAAACGGTATGTGCTGGACATTTATTTATATAATTTGCTAAAGTATGCGTCCTTGTTGATTCTGGTTGAGTATCATCCCATGAATATTCTATAACACATGAACAAGTGTCTGGACTATATCTAGTAATTTTGGTGACCATTCATATTTGTCACCCTAAGTTTAGCGTCCACGTAACTTTCAAAGTGTCTCCAGAAATCAAAGAAGCATCTGTACCAAATGCCGCTTCATGACATAAAGTAGTTGAAGATGCATTATTAAAAAGTCCTGATACATGAATAAGGTTGACAGTTCCGCTGGCAGTAAATGTATGTTCTATTACTGTGCTATTGGTTCCACCAGAATGTGTTTTAGTTGTAGCATCTGCCCTTGTAAATCCTGAGGCTGCAAGTTCAGTACCCTGTAAAGCAGTATGAGATGCGCTTGGTGCAGTTGTATCCGTAGTAAGTGCAACATATCCTGCTCCCCTTGTTCCGTTAACTGTATTAGTATAACATTGGGCATGGAATAAATCTCGTCCAGCATTAGTAAGTAAATTTTTCTTTAAATGCGATACATAAAATGATTCTCCTGTGTCCTTTTTAGTAACTATTCCTGTAACATATCCGCCACTTGTTTTAAATTTCATTATTATCTACTTATTGCTCGCAATTAGGACATTTTAGAACTATAACATTAGCATCTTCTGGTTTGTTTGAATGCATTCTTTCAACAAATCTTTCTGGATGTGTTGGAAGTGTTTCTTTATTCCACTGCCCGCATTTTTTACATTGTTGGGTAACTTCTAGTTCATGTTCTTCCTCACTCATATGTTGGTCCCATTTCTTTACAGACATTGTTTCAAATTCGTGGATATAACAAATAAAAGCGCCTCCTTCAATACTCATGATGTATCTTCCTTTTCATAAAATACTTTAATGTGAACTATCGAGCGCCAATCACTTTTGGCATAAGAATCACGTGCACCATAAACCCTTTCTGCCGAAACGTTATCATCATAGACTAGATCCTTGATTCCTGTTATCTCATTAGGAATATAGTTTTCTATTATTCTCTGTGTCTCTGTTTCCATATCTTCTAGTTCTGGATCCATATCAATTGCATCTCTCTGTATTCTTTTCATTCTCAACATGATATCCAAACCTGTAGTAAACACAAATTTACCTGATATTTTCTCTAAAGGAGTTGTCCTAGTTTGCACAATTGCACATTCATATGGTCGAAAGAAATCTGGAAAACCTGCCTTAAATGAAATGGTATCTGGTTCGCTCTCGTAGTCGGTCTGCATAGTTGTACCTTTTGCTGGACTGCTTGCAGTCCATTTATCATAAATGTATTGTATTATAATATCTTCGAAATCTTGTGAGAAATCTGCATTAAGTTCTGGTACTACCCAAGACATTAGAAACTCTCTGTGTCTGTCGAAGTTGAACCTAATCTGTTTGGTGGTGCATTTGCTGAGTCTAAACCCCAGCCTTTGTATTCTGTTCTCTCAATCAAGAATTCTGTTTCGCTGGTGTCAGTGTCCATGTTCTCAACAATTCCACCCTTGCCAATTAATAACATCATTGCATCGTTGCGCATTGCCTGCCAAATTGGAATCGTTTCAGTGTCTCCATAATGCGCTATTATGTCGGCAGCAACCAACCTAGTTTCTATTAATTGAAGTGCGCCATATTCTCTATCTGTTATTGCCCAATCATCTTTATCTGTCATCGTGGCAATGAATGAATATTCTTTATCTTGAAATGATTGAATTTGAGTATCATTAAAATCCGCTGTTACAACATTGCGTGCTAATCTGCGGCACTCTGTTGTATCTGATAAATGAGTCATTAAATAAATTATTGTTTATTTTAAAATAGGGAACTAATGAGTTTAAATAAAGTGAATCCTATCACTATTGAAACAGATATTATTATTCCACGTAAAAACCACTTATCAAAGTTTGAATCACCTAAACCAACACAAGGAGGACTAACCATCTGGTGGTGATCCATCTTCCTTGCATATAAGACTTATTGGCCTGCCATTATCATCATACCTATAAAACCCTTCAATGTCTTTTGGCAACCATGTATATTTTTCCATGTCCTGCACGTACATTAATGCTGTTGATTTAAAGAACTGTCTTCTTTGTTCCTCACAATCATTATTAAATGCCCATCTGTCCCTAATGTCTAATTGTTTTGGAGTTCTTAGAAACGAATTAGTAGTTATTCTAACACCATCAATAGTATGATCTGAACTAAATATTCCTACCTTTTGTAAAATTATGTCTTCATCTGTTGCATCTTTTGGACACCAATACCAGTGGCAATCCATACAATAACGCTGCAATCCAGGATTTCTATGTATTCTAACATATGGCCGCCATGAATTTTCCCTTACTGCGTTGTATGCTCTGCGCCATACTTTGCCAGAAGGTATCCATGACTTCATTTTAAATATTTGATAGTCTGGAAATCTTTTGGCATATCTCTTTAGGTTCTTCCAAAATAGTGGCCAGTTCTGGTGTTCTGGACTAGGATAAATTATGTCATCTGTATCCCATACTATTAACCAATCAATTTTATCTTCACCTGCTAGATCTAAATAATGCTGGCGCATATAGGGTTGAAATGTTGGTTTGTATCTATGCACTTCTGCATTTGGATATTTCAAGAATGCTTTCTCAGAGTTGTCTATTGAATAATCATGGTCAACTTCAAAGTTGATAAATCTGCCATGTATTCCATACATTTTATCGAATTGTTTATAGATAGGATCCAGTCCTCTTGGTATCTCTTTCTCTGAATCTAAGAAGCACATTCCTAGTGCTACTTTACCAATGCCGTCAATCATATTATATTAATTTTACAGTTATCGGGATTAATGAAGTCTTTTATATGATGATTTACCACTGTATCAAAACTTAATGTATCTGCTTCCCGTAGTGTAACATAATCCATACTATCTATTAATTCATGACTTCTATCATTTTCATAGACAAGTACATTTATTATATTTTTTGAACCTTTTTCTGTTTCTTCAATTGAACTTTCTAGATGTAATGTTATCGGATATCTAGACATATTTGTAATTATAAATTTATCCACTACTTTCATACGAATGCACTCAATCCTGTTATATGTTTACCAACTATCAACTGTTGCATCTGATAACTACCTTCATATGAATATAGTGCTTCTGCATCTGTGAAGAATCTGCCAATATTATAATCAATAGACATACCATTGCCGCCGAATATTTCTCTACCCCATGATACTGTCTCTCTGGCTTTACTAGTGGTAAAGGCTTTGGCTAGTGCTGCTTGTGCATCATTGAATTCTATCTGCGATAACTGAAACATCATACATTGACATGCAGTAACATTTGCCAACATTTTTACTAATAGGTCTTGAATTAGTTGAAATCCTGCAATAGGTTTACCAAATTGTTCCCTTTCTTTTGCATATTTTAACGCATGTTCATATGCTCCCATTTGTAAACCAGTTGCTTCCCATCCTACTAAGTATTTAGTGTATCTTAATATGTCCTTGAAATTTCCTTCTAGTCTGTTGTCTTCTGAAACTCCAATTTTATCTAATGTAATCAATCCATTTTGGCACACCTTTAAACCAAATTTATTCTTAATCTTTTCAACTTCATAATATTCAACTATGAAACCTTGAATACCATCATCTGTTTTAGCCCATATTATGGCTATATCCGCCCATGTTGCATTACCTATCCATTTCTTTTGTCCATTTAGAATCCAATTATTACCTTTCCTCCTTGCTGTTGTTTTCATATCCAGTATTCCAGAACCAACATCTGGTTCAGTTAATGCAAAACAACCTATTTTCTCAAACCTTTTAAGAGAAGGTAACCATTTCTTTTTCTGTTCATCTGTTCCTAGTTTCTCAATAGTGCCAATTACTAGACCATTTTGTATTGTGTAGAATGTTGCAATTGATGGATCTACTCTTCCCATTTCCATTGTAATTAAACCAGTTAGTAATGGACTTCTATCTATGATATCTAATTCTTTGAGTCCTTCTAATATGCCAAGTGGAAATCTATCTGCCATCCAATATTGATTTATTATTGGTGCAACTTCATTCTTCATAAATGTACGTACTGATATTATAGTATCCTTATCAAGAAAATTGTTATATATTTTATAGAAGTCCATATCATTTTAGTTTCCTTGCTGGGTTCCCAACCCATGTAGTACCTTCTTCAATAATATCTTTAGTGACCACCGCGCCCATTCCTATTGTAGTTCTATCTGCAATCTTAACACCTTGTTTAATCATACAATTCATTCCTAGAAAACATCTGTTGCCTATTGTACAACTGCCGCCGATAGTAGTACCAACTGCAATTAAACAATACTCACCAATTTGGGTATTGTGGCCAGTGTGTACCATGTTGTCCAATTTCGAACCTTTGCCAATTATTGAATCACGCCATGAACCTCTGTCAATACAACAACATGCGCCTATCTCTACATTTTCCTCAATTATTACTCCAAATTTATGTTGTTTTCTTTTTAGTGGAATTTTATATTCACTGCTGCCTGCTTTTGTTTCAAATCCAAATCCTGACATTCCTATTACTGTGAATGGTTTTACCTGAACAGTTTCATGAATTCTTATGTACTCTGGTTGGGTTGCTCCAAATTTTGTAGACATTTATTTTATTTTATCTCCTAATTCCATTCCGATATTTGCAAGCCAACACGAAATTACTATAATTGTTAAAGTTATGCTACCACAAATCATGATAAGAATATCATCTTTAGTAATTTTCATTTATTTATTTTTCTCCCCTTTCCATAATAAGTACAAAACTGCAAAACTCAATGATAACATCCATCCTAAATTTATCCAATCTGTAGAATCAACCATTTCATTTCCCCTCAAATATAATCCTCTCTGGTTTCTTTCCAACTTGTATCTCTTCTACACTACGCCTTAAGTGTTTTGTTCTTGCTTTCAAATTACAATACTGATCTATTCGTGCATCATACAAATCTAATGCAAATGTTGCGTCCATGCAACAATCTTGGTCTCCTCTAAACATTACTTGTTCTAGCACATTTCTAGGAATTGAACAGAGTGCGAACCCTGAGAATTTCACCTTAATTATCGCAATACCATCACTTAAAAAAGTGTTGATATGTTTGGCTGGAATAAAGTTAAATGATTCATAGGTTGCCGCTCTTGGTGGATCATAACAAAGTGTGTATGATATACTTGTCTCATTAATTTGCTCCCAATTCTCTTTTATTGTATTTATGCACCAACCACTTATGACTTTATCATTTGCTGATAGTAGTAAAAATTCAAGTGCTGCCTGTGTTGCTAGTAGATCATCTGGATGTATGATAAGGTGGGTATATTCATAATGTCTTAGAAACCAATCCCTTGCAGTAACATATGCTTCTTCTTGTGGATAATATTTGAGCCACAATTTATCTATCTTTAATTTGTCCACACTTTCTTTAACTTCTGCTATGTCTCTTGGGCTAGGCAAAAATAATAAGGGTTTCATATATTAACCGTCATGGTTTCTTTACATTTAGTACATTCAAGTATTATGTATAGGTCATCTATGTTTGTAGTCGTTTGTTTCCAGTCGTGTTCACATTTCTTATCCTCTTTATTAAACATGGAGTCTAGTATCATAGGTCCTTCATATGTTTCTTTTCTCAGTTTATCAAAGGTTTTCATTTTATTTTTTATCATCCTGACGCGACAATCAAATATACTATGATTATCTACTCTCGGTATTATCATCTGACATTTGTCACATATCCAAACCATTATTTCTTATCCTTTTCACAATAACATTCGTCACACGTATCCCACTCCCATGTTGTATATTTCCGTCTATGTCCTATGTAACTACAGTTATAACATAACATTGTTATCATTTGTTGTTTATCATCATTTTCCAACGTGTATGCATACGGTGCAACGTTTATTGAACCACAATTAGGACATTTCATTTACTATTATCCTCTAGTTTTAAACCACAATAAGGACAAAACTCAAAACCATTATCCTCTAGAGAATTGCCTAATGAATCTGTGCAACCGCAATAATGCTCATATCTATCACAACAATATTTCACTGACATAAAATATTACGTCCTCCAGATGGATCACTTGTCAATACATACAATTCTTCATAAGTTAGTGGTTGTGTTATGTTGGGAATTAGTCTAATTGTATATCCTAGTTTCTTGATAAAGTCATAAACATTTCTTGGATCCACTCCATATTCTATTATTGATAATGGGTGGAATTCCATTATGATTAGTGGTTTATCTCTTTTCAGGAGTTCGACCATTCCTTTTAATGCGCCATATTCTGCACCTTCAATATCCATTTTAATTAGATTTATTCTTGGTAATGTGAAACTATCTAAATCCCTTGTTAAAACCTTTATACTTCCACCATTGCACCATTTTGATTTGTATAACCTATGCATTCCATGATCTGTATCACATAAATATAATTTTGTTCTTTCTCTGTTATCTGAAATTGCTACTTCAATCCAATTTACATTAAGAAGTTGATTCAATCCAATATTAGATACTAATAATTTAAAATTATTTGGTTCAGGTTCAAATGAGTAAACATGCTTACATTTTCTTGCCATGAGTATAGTGAAATAACCAATATTAGCGCCAATGTCAATACATATCCAATCAGGTTGTACTATGTTTTTTATGAATTTGGTTTCTTCTGGTTCGCAGAATCCATCATGTAAACCATTAGCCTCTTTATCTCTAACATACATTTGAAAACCTTCTATGTCAATTTTTTTCAATATACAATATTCAACTCCTTACAATACTGTACCAAATCTGTTTTAATTTGTTGCATCTCTCTTGCCATACTATCTTGTATACCAGTGTACAATTTATTTATTCCATCTATTCTATTTTTTGATTCTGATATCCACCATTCAGGATGAATTAATACTTGCAGTTTATCTTTTTTACCTATATGCTGGCACATACAACCTTCTCTCCAATTGCGCCCACTATCTGAAATATACTTCAATGGTAAATCTGCAACGTCCAAAATACCCTGATATGTTTCCTTTTTGGTTGCGCCAGGATAATGTTGCGAGCATGAAAATATTGCCTTGTTGTGTATCCTACTAAGTAAATCTATTTCATATGACATACTATATCTTGAATCATAATGCAACCCAATTTCATGTCCCATTCCATATATCTGTCTTATCATTTCAATACTCTTTGGTGCTAGTGCTGAATATGTAGATGAATGCATATAAACATAATATGCTGAATTAATACCTAGATCGTATTCTATGTTTGCGAGTTCGTATGCGTTTTCTATTGACCAATCTATGTCGTGCCTGAGTACTATTACTTTCTTTTGTTCTAATAGACCTATTGGTGGAACTATTGAATAATCTTTATCTCTTGCAAGTTGTAGACATTCTTTGAAGTGTTTTATTGTGAACCCACAATTCAACGGTTCAACCCTTTACCCTGTTTACTTATTTCCTGACATTCCTCAAATGTTGAGTCTCTGAACTGTTCTAATGAATAGGTATCGTCTCTGTTTGACTGTGAAGTTCTCACCATATATTTTACAATTTCTGGTGAATTAACTTGGTTTTCCAGCGCTTCATTTACTGCTTCTTTACTAAAGGGAACATCATATACTGGCTGCCAATTTTGGTACTGTGTTATTCTTTTTCCTTTAACTATTGTTGTTTGTGTTATTGGTTTGTTATGCATTCCTTCCAATACTTTAGTAGACACTAGATCGTTTCCTAGAAAGTCCTTTGCTAGCCATTCAACATGAGTAACTAAATATTCCTGCATTTTTCTAGTCTCTGGGTTTAGATCACGTCTACGTTCTAATTTGACAACTCTTCTCTCAATTGCACCTTTTGATAAGTCTACTTTGTTTAAGAAATCTCGGCGCAATCTTCTAAACAATCCATCGTCTAGAATTCTATTTACTGTGGTTATGTCTCTACCTTCTACGTCTTTACCTATTGAATCTCTGTTTAATCCTTTTTCTTTGAATAGTCTATAGGTTGGATGGTTGTTTTCAAATTCCTCTAATAAATCGCCTGATTGCGGAGGATAATAATTATTTTTCGTAACTTGTTTGTTTGCTGTTGGCATAAATCTAACTTATATTTAAGATAATAGGGAACTAATGGTACTCTACAATTTATTAACTTGAGCGCTGTAGTATATAGTAGGTGAATCAAGACATGACTGAAAAAGTATTAAGTTGGAGAAAGTGTTTAACCTGTAAACATAGAAAAGAAGGAATGTGTGGGAAGTGTGTGGTAGATACTATACAAAAATATGGGTTAAAAGTGACAATAGAAGATGAAGGATAATTATTATTTTTTAATAAAGGTTGAAGATGAGTTAATGGTTTTGTTCAGTGGAGGCTAATTAATTATCCTGGAAATATTGGAATTGTCATTACGCATGACATCTACATTTACAAGTATAATCTGTTTTTGCTGTACCTGATAGATGATAACAACATGTACAACCTGCTTCACAACAAGGACACATGTCATTAACCTTTTCTTTAATTGGTTCAGGTTCTTTAACTCGTGGTTTTGATGCTCTATCTAATTCTTGTTTAAGTTTGCTTGCTATTTGTTTAGGTTCTGATTTAAAATCAGATTTAGGTTCTTTAAAAGATTTTTTCTTAGAAGATTTATTATGTCCGAACATAAAAAAGATTGCCTTAAAAAACTAGGCTTGGATCCCTGTTACACGTGCAATGGCAGTGCCATCAACTATGAGACATTCAAAATGACTCTTAGTTACGTATTTTTCGGTTTCGGTGTCAGGATCTGTGACGGTATAAGCGCGAGTCGGCCCTCGGAAATTTTTACCAGCCATTGAACTATCAATAGCATATCCTTCTGTTAGTGTAGTCATAAGATTGTCAACTACCCAACGAACTCCTTCAAGTCCTGGTGCGCTTCTGATAGATTGGTTTATGTTTCCTGGAATTGCTTGAGGTGGTGTTACTACTGTTCCTCTCGTGTTGTAATTACCTATATATTCATAGTAAGGTAATGCATTGCTTAGGAATGTGTCAAAGTTTCTATTCTTTCCATTAAAGAAGTCGTATATCTTTGGCCACAATAATAGAGATGGATTGTATGTTGCTACTGCTGGCGTTCCTGTAGTTGCGCCGAAATCTACTCCCGTTTGATCGTTAGTTGCCGCAATTGCTTCGATTGCATTTCTTACAACTGTGTTTTCTGCTAGTGCTCTTTTACCTTGTAATCTATTTATAAGTCTACTATATTCTGCGTCTATTCCTGATATAATTTGTCTTGCCCTATCAGTAATTGCTACTGCTCCACCCATCTTTGGTACTTCAACAGTTACTTCAGTTGCTGCTCCAAAGGTTGGCTCTGGACTCTTGCTTTCTGGTAGATTGGTAAAGTAAACTAGGTC